AGCAACTTGGAAAGGAAGTGTTAGGCTTACAGCAATAATAGTTCCTTGCATCAGATAAGGAACCATGATGATATCCATCAATCTTCCTGTTGTCTGATTAATCCATTTTGTTGCTCTGCCACCGCCAACCAAATCACTTTGAGAAGGACCAGTAGGTTGAACATTCACACGATAATTTGTATTTTGCGTAATGATATTTGATAAGGCTTTATGATCTTTTACAGACACGAGTAAACATTCTGGGTTTGCACGTGAATTAAGATACATAGATTCAAGCCAACCATCAATATCTGATTTTGCTAATGCTCCACCTGTATCTGCAACTCTCTTCACTGTTGCGGTTTCACCACCAACACCTACTGTGCTTAGTGTTCCTGTGTTGTTGTAGATCAGGCTTTGAATACCGTCAAATGTTAAAGGAGTCGTAGAAGTAACACCTGTACCGGAATACGTACCTGAAGGGAATACAACAGGAGGATTAGCAGGGGCTCCTGAACTTAATGTATTTGAATAGTGCATACCTACAGTACCCTGAGTTGTTGAAGAACTTGGGCTAGGAGTACTCACTAAAGTAACATTAAAGTACCCTGAAGCTACGCCACCTGGATCATCTAATGCATGCACATTTGCAGGCAAGAAATTTGCATTCCAGTCTGCCAAGTTCATATTTGCATTTGATGGCTGTGTTGATCCAGAACCTACATACACATTATAGCGAATTGCATTAGGAACTCGCATAATGTTAAAGCTAAAAGTATTTGATGAACCAGAACCTGTTGTTACTGAAATTGCTGTTGGGCTTGATCCACCAAATGCAGTAGATTCACCCGTTTGAGTGAATGTTGAACCTGAATAAGAACCCGTCACAGCAGTTACGATAACCCAATATGTTGTCGTTGCGGATAAAGATCCACCTGATGTTGTAGTAGTAGGAGTATTTGCAGGTGCTGGTGGCCATAATTGCTGTGCTGCATTTAAGTACCAGACTTCTTGGCCCAACATCAAAGAAGGAGCAAGTTTTGATGCAACTTTTGCTCTTACATCAGGTTCAAACATTCTAGCATATAATTCTGATTCAATAGTTACAATATCAGAAAATGCTAATTGTCTTAGAATGTTTGATTTATTCACCCAGTTGTAAGATACTTTTTGAGGTGCTTGCTGTTGCGGTAGAATAAAGGATCCAACAGATGGACCAACACCGCCAAAAACATCAGTAATTGCTCTCCAGTTCTCAATGTCAATACCTACACTAGGAGTTCTAGGAAGCATATTTCTGAACGGAGTATCAAAAGGAACAACAAATTTTGCTAATGGCTCAAGATAATAACCGGTCCAGTCAGCATTGTTTCCAATCCATTGCTGATCACGATTTTGAGAACCTTGAACAATTTGATTAATAGTATCTTCACTAAGTCTTTGATGCACATACTGTTTAGGAAGATTATGTTCTCTTACAGCTCGAGCAAAGCGGTCTGAAAATTCATCGCCATTCTCGTAAGGAATACCATTACGAGCACGTGCCATTGCTCTAGCTTGATTTGCTAGGACGTCTGTTTCTGAATACAGACTTTCGTCAATAATACCAGCTGCTGTTTTTGAATCTCCTGACTTTTGGGCATTTTGTGGCAGCTGTTCATTGACAATATTCTGCAATGAACTCATTATCTATATTCTCCTTAAAGGATTATCTTCTTTTTTGTGCAATTAAGCCTTCTGTCATGGCATCAACTTGTTTGTCTGTAGTATCAAGACGACCTTGCCGTGACATAGTTGCTATTGCATCGTAAACTGACCCATAACTTTGTTTTTGATAAGAAAGAGGAGGATCAGTTGCAAGACGTTTTTCAGCAGGTGTTGCTTGTTGCTGTGGCGCAGGTAATGAGTTCGCATTCATGACCGGACCCCCTGGCATCGGCTGATCTGCAATCTTTTCGACTTCTGCTTTTACCGTTGACAATTCAGCGCGTAATTCTTCAAAGCTCGAATGAGTTGGCAGTGCTGATAACTTCGAGTCAAACGCATCAAACGCACTCACTAGTGCTCTTGAAATAACAGAATCTACATCTGCTGCTTCAGGAACTGCTCTTGAAAGTGTTCCTGCAATTTTTTGCAATCGAGAATAGACAGGTTGCAATGATCGTTCAATTACGCTTTCGATCATTCTTTCTACGTCTACTCCTAATCTTTTTGCATCTTTATCTGGGTCGTCTAACCCACCTAAATCAATGTCTCCATCTTTATCAGGATCTAATGTACTGATGGCTTTTTGACATTGAGGACAATTGCAATTTTCCATTTGTGTCATGGCTGAATGCAATGTGGATTTAATTCCTTTATGCATTTTTGCCATTGTGTCGTTAGACATTCTTGCACCTAATCGTTCAATAGGTTGATTCTCTTCTTCAGAGACATCAAGAATATCTGTTGCGAAACCATCTGCTCGAACGATTTGAATATTGCAGTTGGGACAACTTGGATTATCGACAAGAGACACTTCAGCAATAGAATAACGAGGTAAATAAGGATATTGTTTGCCTTCATATTCTTTTTTGGGCCATTTGCTAATATTATTTCCGAATTCAGCATCAGGAATAACTGATAAAGAGAACCCTGTTAATACATCATCTTCAACCTTCATCCAGGTATCTTGGGCTCCTCTAGAAACTCGAACATGGAGATCAACACTTTTGCTTTTGTCATTAAGGAAGTGTTGAATTCTTTTTCCGACAGCTTTTTTAGGATCGTGTTGTTCGCGAATATTTCCACGCCAGGTTTCCCATGCTTTGGGATAAAATGCGAATATTGTTCCGTAAGAATCAGGGATTTCTGCTGTAGCTTGTCCAATTACTTCTCTTTTTGCTAAATCAACTCGAGTAAATGGCATATACATTGAAGGTCTGTCGCTTGTGTTTATAGCAATTGCTCGATCTTGTGCTTCATTAGGATGTGAATGTTTGTGACTATTCTCATCTGAGTGCTCATGACTATGACTATGTGTTGAACCACCGTGCGTATGCGTATGTTTATGTGAACCAGAATAAGCATCATGCTGCTCTGCTGTAACAGTTCTTTCTGCTTGCTGTTCTTCTGGATTATCATCTTCCTCGTCATTATCTTGAGGAACAGTAACTTTCTTTTTCTTTTTCTTTACAGCAGCTGGCGGCATATCATCTTCATCGTCATCTTCATCATCAGACGCAGATTTCTTTGATGCTGTTTGTTTCATATCTTGCTGATCGTCATCTTCTTGCATTGCTCGTTCTTTCTTTTCTTCACTTCCTTTATCTTCTTCATCGTTTTCCCATGATTTAGGTAGTGAAAAACCTTTTTTCTTTGCGATTGCTTTGATTCGAGATTTTACAGCACCTGGATTATCTGCATGACCAATAAGCGATGCTGCATTATGAACATCTTGCTGCGTTTTAATAGGAAATGATTTATGAGGACCAGCAAAATCTGCCTCATCCATACTATCTCTTTCATCTTGAGAATAATATCTTCTATATAAAGCTTCTAATGCTTGTTCAAAAGATAAATCTGATAATCTTTCTTCTTTGTCAGAATTGCTGCTTTTTTCTTCTTTTTCACTGCTGCCACTTTCTTCATCTGACCAAGATTTAGGAAGAGGGTATCCTTTTCTTTTTGCAATCGCTTTAATTCTTGCTTTGATTTTATTTTGATCGCCTTTAGTTCGGCCTAAATTCATTGCAGCATTAATAACATCTTGAGGTGATTTAATAGGAAATGCTTTTGCTTCAGGGTCTCCAAAATCTGATTCTGGCATTTCATCTTTTTCAGATTTAGGAAAAAATCTTCTATCTTCTGTTTCTGAAGGATGAAATGATGAGACAGCCTCTTCTAGAGGCGAGATTTGATTTGTTTCAGCCATAGAAATAGGCCATCCTTTATAAGAAAGAATGGCCTTTGTATCAATCTACTATGGCTCTACATATTTTTTGTTTTTATTATAACACAAACAAGCAGCGTTTGTACTATTTTTTAACACTTGTTTTCTGCGTTTTTCTGGCTTTACTAAACGCAATCGCTATTGCTTGTTTTTCAGGATAATTTTCTTTGCGTAATTGTGCAATATTTTGACTTACTGTTTCTTTACTTTTTCCTGTTTTGAGTGGCATATTTTGCCTCCTTCTCATTATTTTATTATAATTATATACTTTTTATTGGTTGCATGTTATAATCTGTTTCAGATTTTATTCGTAAAATCCTAGCAGCAAGTGGTATATGCTTTTTCATAGCATATACCTTTTTAAAGATTATTTTTTTTTAAGAGAGAAGAAGAGAAAAGAGATTAAGATGAATAAAGTAAACCCTCTTGATATTA